ATTTAGTGCAAATTATGTGCGTTCGCTAATATACATTTCGCACGGTTTCTGCTATACATTCCACAAACATCCGTCTGAAAACTCCCTAAACATCCGTCTAAGTGTTTGCAACTTGTTTTATACCAACAGATAAGGGTCTAAGTGTTTGTAAAAACGGTATGGTTTGAAGCGTAAAAATAGTCTTCTATAGATTACATTTCGGTAAGTCAGCTATAAGCGACTAAGGAAGTTTAGGGTCTCTGATGTCTAGCGTGTATCCGTAGATAATCAGTTCACAAACCGAGCAAGTCGGATCATCACAGAATCGTAGCGAGTCCACCTATTATCGCTCCCACTCCGGTAGTCAAAGCAACATAAGCCACTTTCTCAATCCAAGCGGTTTTAGCCTGGGCAAGTTCTAAGTCGCGAACCCTTGAAGGAATGTGTTCCATGCTTGCCAGGCGTTCGCTTAGTTCGATTAGTAGCTTTTCATTCTCTAGCTGCTTAGCGTAGAGCATGTTAATAGTCACTCTGCCGGTTGGTTCTTCCATCAGCTACGAAATCCCGATTAGTCTGACTTCACCTGTCGCCGAATCACTAACTGCGTGGAGTTCGTCAAATTCGTAAAGCGAGAAAACCGTGACGTTGATTTTAGAAAGCTTGATTCCCGTGTCAACCGTTACGTCTGAACCGCCAACATAGACAAGCGAATCACCGTCATAGTCTCCATCTTGTAGATAGACAAGCTCGGGATTCTGTGAGCTTTGATAGATTTGAACCGCTGTTGTTCCAACCGATACCGCTGATGATGATGTTGGCATAATTACTCCCCTAAAAAGTTTCCTCGGTCTAGCCTACCAAGCTCGAAATCTCCAAGCGTTAGTTCTGGCTCTCTATAATCCTGATTAGCTATGACAACAACGAACATCAGGTTACTCCTTATTTTTCTCAGCTTCAGCAGTAGCTTGCACTTGTTCAATAGCCTCATCTAAAGCTTCTTGCCCGCCCTCTAGTTTAGTAATAGCGGTAGAAATAGCGTTTACAGCCATACTTGATGACAGTATGTTAGTGATTTCCATTATGACTCCAATAGTTTGTTGAGCAATTGAGCTCTTGTTTTCTTAGGTTGTTTCCTTAAGTACTCTATTAAATTATACGCTTGATTTAGTTTGAACCTTAAATTGCGAGCATCGGCAGATAAAGTGTGTCCAAACCAGGACCCTAAGAAGTTTTTCATAGCGTCAAAATCTTCTGTTTTTGAGTATTTACGAATCTTTCGTTTTGCGGTTATTACAGATGATTTTCTAAGCAATTTATGAGTTGGCCAAATTCTGTAACCTAGAAAATTTATACCTCTTGAAATGTTTGCTATCTGCCAGTGAGAGAGTCTAAGCTGCAAAGTATTATTTGAAAAATCTTCAATAGCGATTTTAGCTTTTCTGGCTTGTTCTGGAGTTTCTGTCAGCACAACAACATCATCCATATATCTAGCAAAAGTTAGTTTTAAATGGTGATGAATAAATTGATCTAATATATTTCCGTATACATTGGCAGACAGCTGACTTGTAAGAGAACCTATAGGTATGCCTTTGCCTGAAGCTGGGATGATTTTCTCAATAAGTTCTAGTGTCTTTTGACAAGATATTTTTTTTCTAAATTCTTGATGTAACCTGCTTCTGTCTATAGAAGCAAAATAAGCACTAAAATCTGTTTTTAAAAAATATTTATATTTTTCTTTTCTGACTTTAGACTGCACCCACCTTACTCCGGCGTTAGTTCCTTTTTCAACTCTGCAAGCAAACGATGTAGGTAAAAAGGTTTTTTCAAAAATAGGTTCAATTACCGCAATCAAGGCGTGATGAACTACTCTGTCCGCAAAAGACGGTGCTGCTATTTTTCTTGCCTTAGGTTCATATATAAAAAATTCTCTCATCGGCCCAGGCTGCCAAGTTTCATTGGCCAACTCATATTCAATTTTTTTTAAATTTAGCTCATAGTTTTCTTTAAAGGCTAAATATCCAAAAGACTGCCTTTTGCCTTTTGCTGCTCTTTCTGCAGCAATCCTAATGTTTTCTGGATCAACAATTAAAGAATATAAATTTCTGTATTTTTTACTCATAGACGCTGGCTAGGGGTTTCGATTCCCTACTCCCCCTTATGCCAGACCTCTAAGTGTATTCGCCGTAGCAGTTGAAAATGGCTGACCACAAGGTCGGCCTGCATAGTCGCCTAATGCAGAGCGCAAAACTTTGTCCTCACAGGCACCGCGACCGCCGATATTGTTGTTGGAGTTCGAGGGCGAGTTGTTCCAGTTCGCATAACGCGAGCCAGAATTCGACCCATTGTTCCAGTTCCCACCAAGGTTCACGGCATACCCACTTTCAGCTACCCGGATTTTTTCTTTTTAATCCAGGCGCCTAACATCTTACCAACTTCTGATAAAAAAGTGTCCATTGTTCTATGTTGCTGCACGGAGATAATCCCTCTTTTTGAATGAGACAAAAACCTTAGAAAGTATCTTATTTCAGAAAGTTTGGCATCTATTACATATAGCTTAGAAACCTGACCCGTCTTCCCAGCTTCAATAATTAGTCCCGGCAATGTCACTATAAGGTTTAGAAACACTGATTTTATTGCACCGTGTTGCCTCGGTATATTGTTTGCTATTGGGTAAGCATACTCAATAAAAGTTTCATATTTTTCTATAATGGCCATTTGGTCCATATTGAAATTGCTCAAGTTTATAGCAATCGCTTACGCTCTTGCTATACAAGAAGCAGGTGGTCACAGGCACCGCGACCGCCGAGACCGTAGTTGGAGAACGAGGGCGAGATGCCCCAGAACGCAGAACGCGAGCCAGCATTCGACCCACCGCTCCAGTTCCCACCAAGGAACACGGCATTAGCTTGCAGATAAACAGAACCCCTGCCACCAGTAATTGCTTCATATGAAGATGGGCCAGCTCCACCGCCAAAGTCATCTCCCCATTGACGCATATTTCCAGTAGATAGCATTACTCCCCATTTTGAGGTGTAGTCAGCTCGCAAAATTGTGTCTACAGGATCAGAGCCTGCTGAGCTTTCTTCAGTGGTTCCGTAGAAAGCAACAGACGCTTCTCTATAAGAAATAGAACGCTTTCCAAAAGCGGATAAAGCTTCGGCTGTGTTCCACCAAGTCATTCCTGAATAGGTGGTGCTACCGTTGCCACCAAAAGCGTCTGGGACAATTGCTTCGTCGTTTCCGTCTGCAATTCTTACATTGTATTTAGAGGTTCCATTGGTTTGTGGGTCAGTATTCAATAAATAAATGTCTACCCAGAAAGCTCCAGATACTAAAGTCATTCCTCTAGGGTCAGTTGCTGATGGCCTAAATTTTAAATCCCAGAATGAATACTCATTTATTTGCGCTGTAGTATCGCCACCTGATTGAGCAGTAGCATTACCACCTGGTGCATAGTGAAAACCACCAATTAGCCTAGAATTTGCTGGCGGTGAGGCAACTGGTGTTGGCCAAGTGCCTGTAGCCGCAACAGCCTCGGCAGTACCGTCATCAATTGCGTAAACAAAATAATCAGTTCCAGCAGTCAAAGACGGCATAGTAATGGCAGTGTCTGTAGCAAATTCGACAGTTGCACCATTTACTGTAGTGTTAGTTCCTGCCTTAATCTCAGCAGTGCCGTTACCAGTCTTATTGAAGATGACGCTAAAGTAATCAGCTTTATCTAAAACTGAACCGCCACCGCCACCTGATGCATCTGCCCAGACTGCTGTAGTGCCGTTGCTAGTTAGAACTTGGTCTGCTGAACCAATACTAATTTTTGAAGCGTCACCGGAAGAGTCACCGATAACCAAGTCGCCCTCGGCGCTGATGACATCATCCTGCTTGTCGTCAAGCTGTGTTTGGACATTAGAAGTCACGCCGTCAACAAAGTTTAGCTCTGCAGTTGTTGCAGTTACACCGTCTAGCAGGTTCAAGTCACCAGTTGTGGCAGTTACTCCGTCAAGAATGTTTAGCTCTGCTGCACTTGCTGTAATGTCTGTGACCTGTGAGGCTGTGATGTTTACTGCAGATCCGACAGCATCAATATCAACGTTTAGTGTGATGTTTCCTTCTGCACCGCCACCTGTCAAAGCAGTTCCGGCGGTTACTGCGGTAATGTCTCCGCCTGTGCTTAGAACCTGCCACTGACTGCCATCATAAAAATCGAGCTGGTTGGTGTCGTCTAGGTAACTAACCATGCCCTCTGTTGGTGTGCCGATTGCCGATGAGCGAGCAGATTCGTCTGCAAAACGCATCACAGCCTGATCCATCAGGTATGTGTTTACATCGTTAGCCGAAAGGACTTCATTTACCTGGAATTGTTTTC